AAGGGTGTTGTACGGAAGGAACGTAGCCGCAGCGTTGTTTTCTTCGCCCCAACCAACAACCTGAATCATAGCAGCGCTGTTACCAGCAAGCGTGCTCGTATTAAAGGTTGCAGCGCCGAAGCACTCGATCGAAACCTCGTCAGCCGTGCCGACGGTTGCATCAATCGTGACAGCATCAGCAGGCGCAGCAAGGTTAGCAACACACGTTTCGTAAGTGTCCAATCGAATAATGTCGATCATCAACTTGGCGCTGTGCGTAGCTGCCCGAGCGGGAGGAACAACCTGCATTGCTTGAAGCTCGGTCGCTACATCCTTGTTGCCCGTAAAGTGAAAGGTATACGGAGCACCATTGGGCGCATCGACAGCAGGCGTCAAAGGAGCACCGGTTTTCTCGTGGATAAAACCAATGCAGCCCGCACCCGTGAACATGGCTTGGTTAGCCTTGAGCTTGGTGTCGGTAACGAGGCCGTCCATTTCCGATTGGACGTAAGTCGCAAACGAATTGGCAGTCGTCTTGGCCGTTGCAATAGCAGGACCGGTTAAAGAAAAGCGGCCATAGAGATACTTGGCCTTCACGTTCAGGTTGACGTAGCCCTGCTTGCCAGCCGTTGGGAGTGCTCCCAATTCAGCGCGGTAGCCAGTGCCATCGTTACGAGAGACGTGGACGGGAATGACAACCTGACGACCTTGCCAGTCGAGGGTTGACTTCGTGAACAGTTGAACCATTTCAAGCTGGTTATTGAGGGATTCAATAATCGGCCCGAGATAGAACTCTTTTAGGATCGCATCAAGATCCGAAATGCTGACAGACATCTGTCTAGCTCCTTAAGTATGCGATCATCGCCTCCCTAGCTTCATTAGTGTTTTTCGGTTGCCACTCTTCATTGCTAGGGTTCGATCTCGCGGTTTGTTTTCGTTTTGGGCGAGGAGGCGCATCAGGCGCTTCCCCCCCCTGCTCTTCGAGGTAGCGAGCAATCGCCGCCTCTTCTACACCTGCAACCCAAGTGCTGTATTGCTGGGCTACAGCAACAGCACTTTGAGTTCCATCTTGAGCAATAGCTTCCCACAAATGTTCCGCTGGAACATTAGGGTATTGCTCGAGAGCGCCAGCAATTTCTTTTTCAAGCTCCATTGTCGCAAACTTGACCTGCATGGCTCTTGTTTGCTCTCGCAAATAAGAAATCTCATCCACGTCCTCTAACGAGTTGGGTTCATCATAAACCTCTTCATACTCGTCGTTGTCTTCCCAGGAAGGCTCGGGCCTTTTCTTGGCCCTTATCTTCTCTTCAAGCTCAGCAATAAAACGCTCGCGTTCTTCAAGCTGGCTTTTTAGGGCATGTCGCTGGTCGTTAATCTGCTTGAATCGGTTGTAGGGAACCCGGTGCCCTTCTTCGACCTCGTATTCATCATCATCATCAGATGATGCTTCTACTTGAGTCTCTTCCTCTTCAGGCTCATCAACATCGGAGGCGTCTGATTCCTCTTCTACAGACTGCGCTTCAAGCTCTTCAGGCTCTTCTTCGCTTTCGATTTCATTACCCTCTAACATGGCTACAATGGCTGCGTGCCGCTCTTCACTCATCTCTTTATTCCTTCTACGAGGCGTAACGTGCCAAGACCCGGTGGTTATAAGAGATCACCAATCGCCCCTAAAATCTCTTCGCCGCTATCCTTAGCAAACTCCGAGTTTTTAGAGGAACTCCACATTCTTCCAGTATGCAATTCCCACTGAAGCACCTCGGCAATACCTTGGGGCTTGTAAGATTTCTGCACTTCTTCCTCTATATCATCTACTTGGTCAAGGCCCATTAATGCAAGCCCTGTTGCCATAACCATATCATCATGTTGTCCGGACGCCGCTTCTACTTTTCCTCTGCCGTTGTACTGAAGACGGTTTGCTTCCATCTTAAATCGGTCACATTTTGCATCACACCACTCTCGAGTGATGTGTTCGTACAATCGAGTAAAAAGAAGTGGCCGCGTTCGTGATGTGGTCATAAAACCTAGTTTGTTTTGCCACCGATTCGTTACCTTATCAAAACTTGAAGTACGGTAAACATAGGGATAGCCCTGGTGCTGGACGTATTCCTGGACACCTAAGCCGTAACTATTGGTCTCAATAACAAGAAGCGCATTATAATACTTAGCTGTCTTAAGAACCCGCTTTGAATACAGGCTTGGAGGAATCCGCTCGTAGAAACTAGCAACCATTTTAATTTCTTTGCGGTTCGTAACGTCTAAAACCATAAACGCACTGTAATCACCACCAGGACTACCCGTCGCTGTGTCCACACCCATAACATAAATACCAAACTTTTCAGGCTTGGCGTACTCTATGTACCCATCTTTGGCGTGGTTGACGTTGTAATGGTGAGGAAAAAACGGCGATCCGGTCGCAATGAAGGCATCTTCAGGATTAGCAGGGTATTCCTGGTTGAAGATGTTCCAATTGTTGGCACACGCTGTACGCAACGTGCTAACCATCCAGTTGAATTGCTGACGACTAAGCTTGTTCTCGTACGCATACTCAAGCTCTTCCTCGGTAGAATCAGTGAACTTGGGTTCGGGTAGCTCATAATTCGTATCCATCTTCCAACTTAGAAAGATTTTTGTATAGCCTACTTCCTTGCTCCACATATCGTAGGCTTCATTCATCCCGTTGGCGGTAGACTCCAAGACAACCTTCGCATCCTTTGTTCGAGCACCGAACAAAGATGCGATGGTTTGTTCCATGTTGTTCCAGAACGCATACTCGGACGCATGAATTAGATTGTAGGTGCCACCACGAAAGCTCTGACTGGATGCAGACCCCACTCGAATGCTGCTGCCCGTAGCAAACTTAATCTCATTTTCTCGAGCACGGGTTGTCTCAAGCTTGAGAAACGGAGGAAGTTGGTCATAGAACATGCGGTAGATCTCAAAGATCTTCTTCACCGCTTCGTCCGTATGCGCCACCACAGCCGTGCGGGTGTACTTATTGAAGAGCGTGTACCAAAAGAAATACGCCGCAATCGCCGTCGTGCTGCCTAGCTGGCGAGCTTTGAGCAGCATTAAGTGACTGCTTTCATCAAACCCGGCAATAATATCTTTTTGCGCCGCATTTAACTTGAGCGGCTTAAGCTCGGAATCCTTCGTGATAATCTTCAGGTGGTTCTCACTGAAGTATTCAAAGCTTTGCGCGCAGCGCAAAATTTCATTTTTAACGTCCGTCATTGAGTATCTCAAGAACCAGTTTGAGGTTTCCCTCAACGTCTTCTAGCTCTTTTTCTATGACCTCAAGCTTAGTACCAATACCTTTGATGACCTCAAGACGCTCGTCGTTATAGGTTGCAATAACCTTATCATAACGGTCCCGGAGCGCAGTCTCGCGCTCGATATGGCCCTGTGCTTGCTCCCTAAGTTGGTCCTGGAAATTGTCCGTCATGGTATCCATGCGCTGGCTCATCTTGAGATACATCCAGAAAATAGCGCCACTGGCTAGGCCAAGCGCACCAAAGTCGGCAAGTAATTCAAGAAGGTTATTTTCCATGGCCGTCTTTTATAGGAGTTGACTTGTCCGCCGCAAGAGCCTGACGCTCAACTGTACTCTCCATTGTAGTTAAAACATCGAAGATTTCGGTGGTCGTCTTAGTCTTGCTGTCATCAATATTCCACGTTTTTCGGTCCATCGCTTGGATATTTTTAGAAACTTCAGTCGCCACCTTAATGATTAACATCTGCCTGAATGGGTCTTTATGAGGATAAGCACTGGCCCTGCCCATCGCCTCATACAACATCTGACTTAGTGTTTCGGTCGTAGCCTTATGCCGAGCCACTACGTCTTCTATGGCCGCCGTAACCTCAACCTTGCTTTGCTCGACCTTTCGTCGGATCTCGGCCCGAGCATGTTCGAGGATAGCAGAACTTGTTCCATCAGCAGATCGTTCCCAGTTGTACTTGTTTTTCCAGCGGTGGATCGTTCGAGCCGTGACATTGTGTCGTTGAGATAGGAGCTTAACCGTTTCTCCTGATTCCCATTCGGCCTGTATGATTGAACGAAGCACGCTGTTGATCGCACCATGCGCCTCTTTCTGTATAATGCGTTTCCCAGCAGGAACGTGGCCAGACGGGACAATGGAGATTGCTTCTTCAGGGTCGTATTGCTCATACGCCTCACTGGACACCGATAACTTCCCTGGCCTCTTCTTCGACACTGGGGGCTCCTTTGCTAGCTAGGTACTCACGGGTTTTATGATCCGTGTCTTCGTGCATGATTAAATGAGCATCCTGAATCCACATCGTGATCGCCTTGAGGATCGGAGCCAGGTTCTTTTCCTCGTTTGGGTCAAGCGCCATCAGTGTAGACCGCAGTGACTTGATACGCTGGATATACTGAGCCTGCTTTTTAACTAGCGTGCTGCTGTGACGGCCCTCGGTAAGAAGAACAGGAACGCCCGTCTCATCCATCGTAATGCCCCACAACGCACGGACATGCTGCTGAACCGTCATGTCTGTTTCTTTGTGAAGACGACACTGGTCCAGGCTCATTAGTACTTGGCTCATGCATTCAGCGAATGCGCCTTCTAATAAGTGACGGTTTAACACAGGGGTGTGCTTCTCGTCTTTGCGCTTGCGTCCCATCATTACCTCCAGATGTCACCCTTTAGCGAAAAATTGTTCGGCAGGAAAGAGGAGATAAAAGGCTGGGGCGAGTTTCCCTGGAGGAAGATCACCACACAATAAGTAGTGAATTATATGAAGTCCCTCTGAGCCATAGTAATGTCCCAGTTAAATCAGAGGGACGGAAGGAGTCATCATGAGTGATGATCTAGAGTTCGGAGGGTTCGGAGTTGAACCATCGAGTAGTAAGCCGGCTTTCAAGAAGTTGAAGTCGTGGCCTGCAAAGTCAGGAGCAGTAGTTCCTGACAATGTACCCGTGTCGATGAGGAATCATCGAAGCGGTGGTGGGTTTTACGTTCGTATGGAAGACTGCAAAGAGTCTCCAACGCATAGTGCAATTGTTAATGTCTACAAAGACCAATTGTATTTTGATCATCCCGAGAATGGGATGATGAAGACTGCTGATGTTATTCAGGAGTATCTCGACACGGGAAAAGCTCTCCCTGTCGTTGGCGGTGAAAAGCCAGGTAGGTTTACCTGGGCTTGGTCCGTGTTAGAGCGGTTCAGCGAAGAACCTTGATTGATTGGGAGGCAGCAGCAATGCTGTCTCCCTTTCTTTTTCTGTTGCTGTTGATAGTGCTGGTTCGAGTTCCTATATCCTGTCGTTATCACCTCACTTCGCCTCAACACGCACACGTTTTACAGTGAAGAGACGTTGCGGAGAGAGTAAATGTCTTTCCACTTGCCAGCTAAATGACAGGGAACCTTCCCTCCGGTCAGGCCGGCTCCGCCGGTATGGGGCCAGCCACCCCTCATTCTTCGGGCGGGCTACGGTGGCCGGCCCTGGTAACTATAGCTAGGGAGAATGCTATGGAATTAGTGAGTGAGATCAATGAGTTGTTTGCGGAGTCACAGCCTAAGCATGAGATTGTGACTACTGAATACTCATTCGTAGTGCAGGGAGTTAAGGTTACTCAAGAGCTTCCTGAAGAACTTCTTATTCGGTTTGCAAAGACCGAAAAGGATTTCGGTGGTGCTCCAAATCACGAGCGACAGCTAGAGCAATACGACAGTGCTCCAGTTGGCATTGATGACGACTGTACTTGTGTGCGTTGTCAGTCACCTGATGCTCGTTGGGTTGGTGTTAAGATCTTTACTAAGTATGATTACGATACTGGTGAGTCTTATGAGCGTGGCGAACGACTGCGTATGCTCTGCAATGAGTGCATTCGTTTGTACAGTGAGAACCGTCCTGGTCCTAACTATCAGCTTCCTCCTAGTGGGGATCTGATGGAGTACTCTCGAGAGAACACTCGTGAGAATTGGCAGTGGCGTTAAGAGAAGAGTCTAGTCAGTCGGCTTTGCCGATTGGCTAGGCTTTTTTTTTCATGGCCTTTTATTGAAGTGATATAGACTATTCCCTCTCGCTCCTCCCGGCACCCCCTCAAGGCACAAGGCACGGGGGCACCTCACCCCGCTCGATAGAGAAAGGAAAAAGATGAGAGTTAATGAGTTGATTCAGATGTTGTGTGATAACCCAAATCAGTTAGCTGGAAACCTGACTGAACTGCGTACTAAGTTATGTCTTGAGCGTGATAGTCTTGAACGAAGGATCGTTAATCTTAATAAGGTTATTCGTATTGCTATTGATGTAAAGTCTAGGCTCGATCGCAACAATGAAGAGATAGCCAATCTTCACGATGAGTTGATTGGTCCATCGGGTACACACACTGAAGAGAATAAAGAGTTAGACTTATCTAACTTGTATATACTCAGCGGTACGAGACTTGATGATAAAGATATGGATACTAGAACCAATACTGAATCACCTTATTAATTTTAAGCTCTATATCTTTCCCCCTTTAGGGGGGAAGAGATAGAGCAGTATTATCTTAGTCTATTAGGAGGTCGCATGAAGTTCAAAGTTGTTATCAGTGTTTGTTATGGTGGGTTCGGTTTGTCTGATGAGGCATGGCGTATGCTTGCCGAGCGCAGGAGCCTGTCGATTGAAGAGGCTAAAGGTCAGTACCTCTATCTTGGCACGAAGACTGATGGGTCGAGGTCATGCCCCCATCTTATCGCTGTAGTTGAGAAGCTCGGTGACGAGGCGAACGGCCTGGCATCAGAGCTTGAGGTTGTTGAGGTTGAAGATCCTGTTGGTTGCTTTGCAATCGAAGAGTACGATGGATGGGAAAGTATTATCACTCCGGCCATGATGGAAAGACGTTGGTCGGTCACACAAAACTCATGCAATGAAGGGAACTGAGCATGAAGAAGAGCAAGAGCACCAAGCGTGCCGAAGCAGAGCAGCGACAAGCTGCCCGTGCATTGCGCACGAACCAAGAACAAATCGCTAAGCTTGACGCTGGCGGTTACGCTGCCAAGCGTGAGCGAGCACGGCTCGTGAAAGGAGGTGAGCGATGAGGAAGCTAGACGTATCAAGTGCTGAGCTTGCAATTAAAAGCAGCGCGGTGAAGATCATCGGCGAACTGCGTGGTGCTAAGCCTGACGAGGTGTTGTGTGTTGCTCGAGTCGAGCGAGATGCTGGTACTCATAACGAGTTTAGCTATAAAGTTATCCTTAAAAATGGAGAGGTGCTGTAATGGAACTAATCCGCACACCTAAAGATATGGATGAGTTAAATGATCTCATCAAAGACATGCGAGGCAGTCAGTCTGACTTAGCTCGTGTTGCTATCATGGCTTATCAAATTGGAAACAAAGAAGGGTGGAAGAATACACACGATGAACTAGTGAATATGATTAAGCTGCATAAGACTGGCCCGCTGATTCAAGTGAAGGAGTTCGATGATGAGTAGTTGGTATGATCCGCCCGAGGATGGGCCTGGTTTTATTTCTGGACCTGATTGGTGGGTGACTACCCATCAGATGAATGAACGTGACGAGGAGATCGTTGCGACCCTCGGAGAGTTACTCCATTGGCAAAGAAAAGGTGAAGCAGGTCCGAACCCGTTCGAGTCAATCAAATACTTAGCCAAGGAAGGCTATGAAGTATTCATTCGGTACGGTTACGCCTGGGCTATGGAAGAGGATGCCGATGAGTGGTTGTTCGCTGACTCATACGAGGATGCTCAATATCAGATAGCTGATCTCCTTATTGATGCGAGGGAAGCTATGGCTGAAGCAGAGATGGAGGCTAAGTATGACCGAGACTAGCTGGCGTGACATGACCTGGTACAGTCATCCAAAGCGTGCCGGAGGCAAAGCTTTGGAGATGTCCGAGAAAGCTGCCGAGTCTATGATGGTGATCCAAGATACACGCACTGGCATGTTCGGTGTAGGTGTGGGTAGGTCTGAGCCTAGCTGGTGCGCTGAGAAGAAAGGCTTTCGTCTTATAGCTATCGTCCATCCGAGGGAGAACTGATGGGTACTATTCACAAGCCAACCAAGTTAGTATGGCAAGGCGTGCTCATTATGAGTGAGCTTATCTATACCAAGGACATGAAGAAACTTAAACAGTATGAGCGTGATGCTATACTGCGAGCAGTCCAATGGGCTGAGAAAACAAAGGAAGCTTATGAAGCAGAACAACTTGTACAACTTAAGCGTGAAGACGATCGGCGAGCTGCACTGCGAGCGAAGAGGATTCTGGCACAACAAGTGGATCGAAAGTCTGACGCCTGAGCAGGCTGAATCTATCTACGAAAAGCTTAGTGCTGTTGAAGAATCCTTTAGACAACTGCGCAACACGATCAACCATTACACTCTAGTGGGTGAACCCGAAGAGTTAGAGATTGAAGTAGATGGTGAAGCATACCTGCGCATGAGAGAAGCTTTCGCTATGGGTGGTATGACTGCGGTCAATGAGAGTATGGGTTTCAATACTGAGCCACCGGATTACGATCCTGATTATTAACAAAGCACGCCACGCCCCCGACTCCGCTACGCTCCAGGGGCGTGCCGCACTTTGAATAGATTAAAATTTAAATGAATGGAGGTTCAGTATGACTGAGCTATTGAAGAAGTTCGCATTAAAGTTATGGGTATGGCTTGGGTTTCCACAGCCTGAACCACGAGTGTGTTTAGTTGAAGAACCATACCAACCACCAACATTCTCAGAAGCATACAGTGCACTAGAGAATTGGTACTGGCATGTCGTTCGTGAGTACGCAGATGAGTATGCAGATCAGCGTGAAGAATCAGTCAAGATGTTTATGGAACAGGAGGAACTCGATGACGAGGATGAAGTGGATCACTGTGCTGTTGATGAGTACATGTATGAGTGGCTGCATGACACACTCGATGGATGTGAAGAGGTTATCTATACCGCCAGATCCAAGGCTGTTTTACTCGCATCACCTAATGAAGATTCCTATCTCGAAGAGATGGGTGAAGCACCACCACATGTCCATGCCGCTGCGTTCTGGGCATTGCATCGAGACATCTTGGAGAGAGTATGACCTGGAAAGATAAAGGAAACTATAAGCCATACCCTGACTGGGCTCAGCGTGGCCCATGGGTAGAGAAGAAGTGTTGTGTGTGCGGTGTCAAGTTAGGTGGTGCTGTACCTAAACCATTCGCAGAAGAATTGATGTGCTTCGGATGTCCGGAGCCAAACGTGTCAGACCCCCAATGTAATATTCCGAAGGAGGAATTATGAGCCGTAGTGTTAGTGGAAGTATTGTAATTAATGAAGATGAGTTGGCCGAGTTTGTTCGATCGGAGATTGATAGCTCTGACTTCGGCTCGATGATGACCGATGCTGCAAGCGAAGCAATGAGTGACTGGGACTTGGATCAGATGCAATCTGACATCCAAGATTTAGATCAGAAGTTTGATGCTCATGATGATAGGCTTGATGATGTTCAACGCAACATCGAACAGCTTATGGAATCAAGCACCAACCCATCCGATGGACCAGTTGATGTTAGCCCCGAGGTAGATACTGCGTTGAGGAAACAGCATCAGCGGATCGAGGAACTCGAGCACGCTGTGCTGTGTCTGTTTGAATATCTCTTTGATGATACTCAGCGTGTGCTTGCTCGAGGTCACGAGCGTTTCAACGATAGCTTAAAGGGAGGTGAGTAATGGCTTACGGTGAAGACCCAATGGTCAAAGCGATGGAACTAATCAAGAGCTTGAGCAGTAGTCTCGACCTGTTAACTGCAATGAATGACAAGCTGCAAGAGCGGTTGGCTATAGAGATGGAGATCAACCGTCGCATTAGCGAAGAGAATTTCCAGCAAGACTTTGTCGAAGACAGGATGGGGCATGAATAAAGACAAGAGCCCCATTGAAGATTGGTTGTTCGTTGCTCTTAAGCCTATGCATTTAATAATTATTTTGCGTCAGCTTGCAGGGTTTAAAGCAACACCAAAGATAGAACGAGAAGCAAAGCTAGCTGAAACAATTATTCAAGGAGCTATTTCATCATGTCGATTATCGGACGATACATCTTCGGACGCGTAGCAAAACCCAAGCCTATCCGTATCTTAAAGAACGGTACGCTTAGCACAGCCAAGAACCAGGATACTAACTCGAGTACCTATCTAGCTGCGTGCCATGAGCATAAGGTAGAGGTTGACCAGGACTTTATGCAGCACCTCAACGATAGGGACAGGCGCGCTTGGTCTTCGGATATTGACTGGGTAATGACGGGTGATTCTATTCAGTATGCACTGGATGAGACACGGGCCATTGGCTTGCGCATGAAAGCTGAGTCAATCGTAGCCCCTCGTAGTGTAGCGGCGTGTAGGTTGTGTGACTGGAAAACGATGTGTCGCACTGATCCGACAGGTGACATCGACAATTGGTTTGGTGTTCGTGATCGCACGGGTGACTACAGCGGAGCGGGTAAGTCATACCAGATCCCAGGCCGTGGCCCACTGTATCATGATCGTGCCTTTATCGTGTCGCCATCACAGTTGCGCAGCTACATGATGTGCCCACGTCAGTGGTACTTTAGTTACAAGCGAAACAAAGAACCATCGAGGCAGGAGTGGAGCAAGGTATCGGCTCGCACCCTGGGCACGTTAGTGCACGAGGGGTGCGCTGCCTTAGCCTATGCTTTCCTTGGCTGTGAAACTGTAAGTAAAACTGTGTTCGAGCAGACTCTGTCTGACCTAGTGTTAATTGCTAGGCTTCGGATTGACGAAAAAATAACCGAGCTTAAACAACACATTGAAGCACTGGATGAGGACTTCAAGGCGAGTGAATGTGCATATACAGCAGTGAGAATGTTTATCTTGGCAACGAGGGAATTGAAGTGTATCAACGAGTACGAACAGCGCAGGATCTTTCGTGTGCCTGGTACCTACATGTGGGTAACATGCCAGCCTGATCTGATCGGCACTGACTATGATGGGAATACAGTTGTACTTGATTACAAGACCAGCAGTAGCCAGCAACTTGATACCGTATCCGATAACTATTTAAACCACCCAGCCATGTTCTTATATGCTCATGCTTATAAGGCAGGCTTGCCCGTGAAGGAGATGAAACATGGGTCTTAAGATGATTGATTATACCAACGACCAGCGAGGGATGATGACCATGGTGTATGGTCCGCCCGGTGTAGGTAAGAGTACACTGGCTGCCCGCATCGCAGGCTTGAGTGATGGTGTCGGTGTGGCACTAGACTTTGAGGTTGGTATGCAGGAAGCATTGCGAGAGGTGGGTAAGGACACCAAGCTGTTTGATCTATCTGAACCAAGCAGCACGATGGGCGGCGATGTCGTCGAGTTCCTTAAGCAGCTACGCAATAAGAAAGAAGTGAAGTGGGTTGTCATCGACACGCTAAGTGAGATGGCATGGTCATTACTTCAGGGTATATCCGGTAGCAATCAGACCACATTAAAGATGTATGGCGACCGGAAGAAACAACTGAAGATGATTATGCATGAGCTAAAGAATCTCTCAAAGCTAGGTAAGAATATCTTAATGCTCAGCCATGAAGCAGTCGGTGAGGTCGAGGGGTTACCAGGTTACTACGCACCCGAGTGTCCGAAGAATGATCGGGTAGATATTGTGGGTACGTTTGATCTGGTCGGCAGGTTGCAGGTCTTAAGCAAGACGCAAGCAGCAGCATTGAATCTCAAACCAGGAGCACAGGTACTCAACCTGACCCGTGATCCTCAGTTCGTAAGCAAGTGTCGCTATCGCATCTTCAAGGATGGCGAGACTCAGGTTGTACCAGTCGTTAGCGAGGATGATGTCCTTGCCTTTATCAATAAACTCAACAAGCGGTAGGAGGCTAACATGAGTTTTATGGACCGGATGAATGAAGCGAGTACTCAGGGTGATACGGAGTTTGCTCCGTTGCCCGAAGGTACTTATACTGCACGGCTCTCTAATGTGGAGACCGAGCCCCACCCTGATGACGGCATCATGCGCACGTCACTTGAGTTCACCATTACGGAAGGTGAGCATAACAGTCGGAAAGTTTGGGATAAGATCAAACATGCCGACACTATCTTGTGGAAAGCGGGAGCTATCTACAATGGCATGGGTATCAAGGGAGACCTTGATGGCTGGACTGATTGGGCTGCTGCCGTAGGCGACCAAATCAATCGGTCCTTCCTTATCACTACGAACAATCGCTCGTATAATGATAAGGTCTACACTGGGGTCAAGCGACTTCAGCCTAACGACGAGGTGCCATTCTAGGATGGCTATCCGAGTCTTAGGTATTGACCCTGGGTTTCGCAGCCTTGGCTGGGCTATCATCGAGTACGATGGTAGCCTGGCTAAGTGCGTCGAAGCTGGTGTCATTCGCACGCAGAAATCTAAACACAAGATCCCTGTCTGGCAGGACAACCAAGCTCGGTGCAAGACCATCGGCGAGGATCTTAAGAATGTCTGCACATCTTATAACATTAAACTGATTGCAGTGGAGGCTGAAAGCTGGACGAGAACTTCGAGTGATCGAGTAATTGGAATGGCTCGTGGTCTTATCTATGGCCTGGCTGTTGATAACTGGCCGTTAACTCAGTGGCATCCGAAGGATGTGAAGCAGGAGTTGACGGGTAAGAAGTCAGCAAGCAAGACCGAGATCACTGAATGGCTATGCGACAACATCCCCGGTGCATCTAAGTATCTTATGCGGATACCGAAAACACAGAGGGAGCACGCAGCAGATGCCGCAGCTATTGCACTTACAGAAATTAAGCGAGGGAACCTTGTCAAACTCTACCTCATGGCGACAGGAGAAGCTGGGTAATTATGAATACGGCAAACCATATACGTTGAGAGCGCCAGGTACGAGTGCGCTTGAGGGGATTATTAATAATGCTCGCAAAGCTTTCGCACCTGGTATCAAGACAGGATTCAAGCGGTTGGATGAAGCAGTCAGGATGTCGCCGGGTAGGTTGATTGTCCTGGGTGCTCGTCCTGGTACAGGCAAGACGACGCTGGCTACTCAGATAGCTGTGCAGATATGTAAGGGATATAAACATGGTGTTGTATTCTACTGCTCAGTTGAGATGGGACCAGCGGAGATCGGACTAAAGGCTTTGTCTTGTTTGTCCAAGCAGAATTGTATCACTCCATACGAAGAGCGCGATGAGGCTGGGATCACCCACGTTGAGACGCTAGTGACGATGGAGCAGAACGTCCTTAGTAGGCTTCATGTTTATTATGGAATGCGATTAGAGGACATCCTCGAGGCTTGTGATCTATTGAAGAAGAACACCGATGATCCATTGCTTATGGTTGTCGTTGACTTCATCACGTCGGTCCAGCCCATAGGTGAGTACGCTACACGCAGTGAAGCGGTAGGCTCAGTATCCAAAGCACTTAAGGCTATGGCCAAACGATTAGATGTGCCTGTGCTTTGTTGTGCTCAGCTTAACCGTGGCACTGCTACAGCTAAGGCTCCGAGCATGAAGGATCTCCGTGACAGTGGAGAGATCGAACAGGATGCTGACTCGGTGCTGTTGCTACACAAGCCAGTCGATAAGGAGGGAGCGCTGGCTGGCAAGGTAGAGATTATTATTGATAAGAATAGGTTCGGTACAATGGATAGCTTGTCGTTGTATCCCGAGCTCCATCATCACAGATTTGAGGAGGGCTAACCACACCCCTCCCCCCTTAAGGGGGGAGGGTGTGTGTCTACTATGCCATCCCCATATTTTTTCTCTGCCTCATAGCGACAGAGTTAATAAGCTTAGCAATATCCTCGAGAGACATACCGGGGTTTGCTTCTATTACTCGCCTGACCATGCCATGAATCCTAGGCAGGTTGCCTGGGCTTACATCTTTATATTGATCTCTGTATTTTTTTAGCTGCTTAACGCTGACATCTTCGCTACCGATTTCATCTCGTAGCTCCATGATGTCGGCTCTCATCTCTTCTGGGGAGTGGCGGCCGTACTTTTTCATGTCAGCACCAAGCGCTTCAAACAAAGGGCCCTGTACTTGCGATAAAGACTTGCCAGGATTAGCGGCTTTAAATGACTCATCGAAAGCATGCTCAAGCTCGTGCCGTGTAACGCTTTTCTTTTTTTTGTCTTTTCCTATTATGTAGGGGTTCACACGAACATCAGTGCGCGCTTGGCGTAACGGCAAATGCTTTGTTGCAAGGTGGGGGTTTTTACCTCGCTCCGTGTACTGTCCGTATGCATGATCATCAACCTGTTTCGTTGCGTAGATAGGCGTCGCTTTAACTGTGTCGTCTACATGTTTCAGCACATCGTCACCGACTGCGATGCCTTGCTTCGCTAGCCTATCCTTAAAGCGCTCGCTCCCAAGCCTGCTAGATAGCTCTTGCTTCTTTCTTCTAGCGGCCTCTTCGATAATCTCGGCATCTCTTTCACGGATGCCTTTACCTTTGTAGGCTTTGTTTCTTATGTATGTTGGCAAGCCCAGTTCTAGCGTGGAGCTTTTACCTATAGCATTGCGCTTAGCTGCAAACTGCCGAGCTAGCTTATTAGGATCTGGTTTTTTTTTAGTAGCCATTTACCATCTCCACTTCATACCTACGGTGCCTCGCCAATCGGTGGCACCACCCCATTCGGCTCCGGCTGATAGCTGGGCGGTGAGGTCGAAGTCTCGTCCGAGCGTATGTCTAACAGCAGCACCAGCATCCCACCGATGATGATTCCCAGTAAGAGAAAGATCAAGGCCACCAGTATCAGTAGGACGTAATACAACAGGGGGAATTATTCGGAGGGCTTTTTTCCCTGGGAAGCGGCTGCCTCCAGGGCAGCCCGCTTCTGCTTAGCTACATCTTCCATGCTGATACCAAGCACACCGGACACAGCACCAAGGACTGAAGCGATGATGGCTTCGGTCGGAAGGTTAGGGAAGAAATGCTTAGCTAGTACGGGGAGTAGGGCAGCCAACACAGACAGCCACAGCTTACGACTCTTCATCTTATCCATTAGTATTTATCCTCTTTAAAACTTTTCATTTTTTCTCTGAAAGGAACTTTCTTACTCATTTTATCCATGTGCTTACGTTTTTTCTTTGAGGCACCACCTGCTTTTTTGCCTTGCTTATAAGGGTCTGTGCTTTCAGCTTGTTCCCTTGCAGTCTTGCGGCTTAGAGGCGTATTCTTTTGGTTTCCGTATCCCGACCCGCGGCTTGAATCTCTTTCTAACATTGCTTTTCTTGCGGCGGCTAAGCGTGCTTTTGTTTTTTCGTTGGCCATTACTTCTTGCTCCGTTGATCCCAGCGCGCTGGGTTTAATCTCATGTCATAGTGAGTGAAGGTATCGTACCTTCCAAGCCCACCATTAGGAATAACATTCTGTTCCATCATACCAAGGATATGATGCTGTAACTGGGTAGGTCCTATCTCTATTGCCTTAAGATCAGCCGCCGTGTTCTCTAGGTGCTGGCTGTTCTTTGCTCCGCCGACGTTGGCGTTGTGCTTGGGGCAGCGATAGGAGGAGGTAATCTTTAAGGGACCAACGATGTTTCGGATACGTTGCAGTGTCCATGCCAGGTGCCGAGCGGTATGCTCGTTCCCAAGCGCGCTGCAACACTTGCAACGGAACTCGTTTGGATGAAAGTTGGGAGGCCAGCCGGGTACCATTAGTAGTAAACCACATTATAGACAGCACCCGTTGGAGTAAGCTGAATAGTAGCACCACCATCTAAACCAATGGTTAACGCCGCTCCTGGTTGCATAAGAATTCCGTTGCCAGCCGCAGGAGTACCGGTCTTATTTGCAGTAACAAACATATTAACCGGGCCTTGGTTTGAAATGGTTACGGTTCCATCGTGGGTAACAGTATCAACCCCGCCACCAACAGTGGTAGGCCCAACAACTTTAGTGCCCTTAGTCCAAATCGGATTGTTCTTATTTAAAAAACTCATCACTCTTCCTATGAATGCGCCGCTAATCCGGCATGATAATCTCTAAGTATTTCGTCAGGTGACAGTGCGCGATTGTAATACCGAACGGTATCGCAGTTGCCAGTGAAAGCAGCGGGCGGACCCTGAGCACTACCGCCGATTCCATTGTCTTGTGCAGCATTAATGTTCATAACACCGGTGCCATTAGCAACCTCTGTATCCAATACACCGTCAACCCATAGCTGTAACTTACCGCCGGCTATAGGCCCCTGATTGACGAAGGAATAAAAGTAGTACCTTTCGGCCTTGTACTCGCCAGTGCCCTGACAAACGATTAATGTTTTTGTGTCGTCCCAAAATAAGAATCTTGGTTTGCCATTTGAATCTCGTGACACGCAACCATAACATCTATTTGGGTGAGAGTTAGAGTTATCTCTTGATATAAAATACTCTAACCCTTGAGAGCTATCTATCTCTTGAAACGCCCATGCGTTAATAGTGAAAGCCCCTGAAAAATTTAACTTAGTTGGTATTCCAACATTAACTAGATCAGGATTAGTCTCATCAAATACAGGGAACCCCGGGACTGCACCAGTGCCATTAGCAGGGTCATGCATAATGTCATGCCATGTTGGGCTGTCGTAACTTAAAGACTCAAGCCGGGTAAGTGCGTCACCGGTGGGTACTGGCTGAAGAAGAAATGGATTCATTTCTTTTTCTTGGGTGCAGCTTTCTTCTTAGCTGCTGGCTTTTTCTTTGGCGCTTCTGGTTCGGGAACCTCAACCGTTACCGGAGTAGCAGCGGGCCCAACATAAATAACTTTAGTAGCCATTTTATTTCTCCATCTTTCGTCGCTTAGTTTTTAAGGTTGCAGCACGTTGTCTTGCGTCAAAGAAAACAGATCTTTTTTCCTTTAGCTGCTGCTTACTTTTCTTGAAACTCTTTTTAGTTCTATAAATCGCTTTGCTATCTTTAGACAAGAGCGCCTTCTCATAAGCCTTCTTTCTCTCGTCAAAAGTATTAAGCGCAGAATAGTACTCAATCATTGTGGTGACAATGCCACCACCCTTTCCGCCTTTGCCTGTTAGCTGAAGACCAATCGCTGTCTGAATCTTTCTAAGTTCGGGCAAGTCCTCTATATCGTCCAGATCAAATAAGGTTTTCTGTGCCTGTGTCCTCGTCCCACCTACAGGCACTGGCAAACCAATCCGCTCATCAATGTCTCCGACAACTCCCTCTCGCAATCCCTCGAGGAAAGCTTTCGTAGCATTGTTTCGGTTAACCTCTGTTGGTTTAACCTTATCGAGAATGCGCTTTTCTCTAAACCTCATATTAAAAATAATCGGCCAGAAATTATCTTTAATATATTTTTCCTGTTCCTCTTTTGGCAGCGCACCAAACTGATAAACAGTTCCTGTTTGATTGCTAAAGTCTGCCATTACATCTGGCCGGTAAACAGAAAACTTACTGGTAGGTCGAAGCCCGTCGGAGTGCATGGTAAGAAGAGCGTTAAGAAATCGGCTTTGATCTTTACCAATAGCAGCAGCCAAAAAACGTTGAGTCAATGGACCCATTTGCTTGCTTGGGTTTTTGTAGTCAGCAACCATAGAAGCCACAAGGTTTCCACCAAATGTAAACAAAGATAAAAGCTGAGCGGCTGTTGCGCTTTCTTTCGCTGCGACCTGGGCAAGCATCAACTTACCAAAGTCGTTTAGATCTTCTTCGTCTTTGCCCATCGCTCGGTTGATCTGGCTTGCTAGGTATGCCTGCATACCCAGCACATAGTTAATTAAACCATAGCTTGTCTCAAACCCGTTGGCGTTAGACCAGGTAAAGTATTTGTAGAAGCCAGGCTTGTTACTTCTAGAAGGGAGTACAGCACCAAAGGTGTTAGCATCCCGTCGGAACTTAGCATCTTCAACGTAAGCGTTAGCATCAGGATAACGAATCGCTTGAGCGGCTGTCATCATTAAGCCCCTTCGCACCCCACGCACAGTATCCTTATAAGATTTGGTTAGCATCACTCGCTTGCTGTTGGTGACAAAGCTGTCATCAAAGAATGGCTCGAAGAATGTAGATGCAAGGATGCCTTTCTTCCCAAAGAAGTCGGCAGCTAGATAAGGGAAACTAATAAACGGACTAAAGAAAAGACTTGATGCAGCGCCAAGCTTTCCACTTCGCACACTCTCAACAATGCGCGGGACGTTTCGGTAGTTGAATACCCTGCCGCTTACTTTGCGTACAGCATAGGAAGCAAGAACCTTAGCAACAAAGCTATCAGGATCTACCTTCTTAAGATCAGGTTGATAGATCTTTTTGCCATGTTTGTTTTGCTGGTAGATTCCTTTTTCGTCCCGAAGAAAAGTTGTGTAACCTTTTCGAGAAACTTTAAACGCAATGCCTTCGCCAGGTTGCAAAGAGTCTAGCAGTTGCTTGCCCTCAACAAACTCACGAAGAACCTCTGCTCGACGAGGAGCTGCGTCACCGTGCTTATACATAAACTCTTGCAACCATTGTACGCCTCGAGGAGTTGCAGCAGCTATATCGTAAGTGTGCCTTGCTACCATCCCCGCTTTAGTTGTGCTGGGTTTGTACTTAAGTGTACCGCGCTGTGCTTTGGTGCCAATCTCTGCGTTATAGCTATCCATTGCATCTAGACCGGTGTGCCTATGGATTGTTTCCACAGCGAGGATAACATCCCGTGCATCCGCAGGCATTTTTTTTGACGCAACGATCTCGTCAAAAAGCTTTTTGTTTTTTCGGTGAGCATAGAAAAGCTGTTCAGACCTAGCAATCCTCCAGCCAAGGCTAACCATATCTTCACCAGTGGTAGCCATGATGGCAAGCTTGTTGCCAACGATGTTACCAAGCTGGGTAATGGCAGACTTAACAGTCAGTCCTGCTTTGAGCATTGAGTTAGCTGCGCCCCATCCCTTTTGCATCTCGCGAGCAAGCTGAGCATCCCATGCCACAGTATCCAGGAAGCCCTTGTTCATTGTGATGTCAAAGATTTTATCAGTCACAAGACCTTGAGGTCCGCTAGTAATATCAAAATCGGAAGGAAGAACAATTTCCCTTGCCCCTTCCTTGGCTAGTTCGCTGTAGATAGAAGCAGAAGAGTCTCGTTCTTTTTTGATTTCATCAAGGAGCGTTACAAACTTTTGCCTGCCCTCTAAATAATCTAATGCGGATTCAATTGAGTTAATATCTGAAAGACCTACCTTGGTCATGTCTCCAAGAGTAGAAGTTTCATCTCTCATTTGATTAAGGAAAGTAGATACTGGGCTACCTTCAGCAACCTCGCTTAAAGACCCAAATGCATCTCGAATCTTTTGCTCGGTCAAAACATATTCATAATTTGTGCCATACTTTTTGTTGACCTTATCAACAAACTCAGTGGTCAAATCTAAAGGCACCTCAATGTCATGTCGGTTGGCAATGTTTTGTTTGAGATCTACATCGTAAATATCTTGCAGCTTATCTACAAACTCTTTGAACCTTCCAGTGTACGATCCAAGGATGTCGCTCTTAGTAATAAACTGAACAGCATCTCTGTTAGGATTCCTGGCTGCATAGGCAAGGGACATCGGTCGGGCATCACCCTTGAACACTACATTATAAGTGTACTTAGAAAGTATATCTAAAGGCTCGTCTGAGTAGCTAATATCAAATCGGTTGTTCTCGTTATTGTTCAGAGTAACAAGTGCTGAACCTTTAGCTTGAGATTGTATTGCGCTAGTCAACCCTCGAACAGCATCAAAGACTACAAGTTGCTTTTCTTTTTTGGTCTTAATTAAATTAAAAGCTTCTTGGGTAAGACCAATGATGTCTGCTGAGCCCAGGACTGTGGCTTGTTTTTTGCCGTCGATGTCTACCATCTGCCTGTACTCAAACCTTGTGGGGATTTTAGCTAATGTTTTAGCTGCCTCAACAGTTGCCGTTGACCACTGCGTTGCTGATGGTGAACCCCTGTAAGGCAAACTAAACTCATGTAGGTAAGAGTTAATATTCTTTGTAAGGTTCTTTCTTTCTTCCGGCGACATGCCCAAGCGAGCACCTTTGGCGCTTGCTCTTCTGTTCGCCATGATCTGGTCATCAATACTTTTAACGGCTAGATCAGCAACGATATTCCTTAGTGGTTCACTCAAAAGAAGTGAGTTACCTTGGTTAAATATATCTATTACATTAGCAACAAATGCATCGCGCTCTGACTTTGATCGGCCGAACCGTTCCGTCATGTTCTTTGTATACCGCTGCATCTCTGCTTCAAATTCTCTAGACCACGGCCGAGAAAGACGAACGATAAACTTCTCGCTTCGTTTAGTCTTGCCGGTCTTAGCATCCATAACAACAGCGTCATCAGTAATAACAGGACTATTAATAAAGCGCCGCTCATCTTTAGTAAGGCGACCGCCAACAAGCTTGTTTACACCTGGCGATCGAGACGCTTGTATCTGATCTATAATATCTAGCTCTCTAAAGATTGCGTACTTTTCTGCGGGAGAAAGACTAGACTCTGAAATTCTTTGCTTTGCCTTAAGAGGGTTAACCCACTGGCCGTCATCGAGCATTCGTTTAAATCTGAAAACCTCTGCCTTGAAGTTCTTATTTAAATTCTCGGGTAACTTTACCGATGAATCATTGATAAGAGCAGCAGCCCGAACAGCTTCGTGTTCTCTTGTCCCAGGGATTCTACTGTTTCGATTTTGTTTGTCGATTAACTCAGTCCGAATAATGCTTTCAGCTTTTTGCATATCTCGGAAAAGAACTTCGCTTGTAATTGCTCCTTCAATAGATGGAGTTGTAGCCAGTTGCGCTGTTCCCGGAATGCGCTTAGCGCCGCGCTCTGTGTACCAAAGCGTATCCAGGTAATAAGAACCATCAATCTCCTGTAGCCCTATTGTTTTAGCAAATGCATCCCTTGCATGTTTAGATGACACCTCTTTGCCCACTGCTTTCCTGGTAAACATGTAAGGGGCTTGAGGGTCTTTCTTATACACACGAGCATCTACGCCCATCATAGCATCAGCAAGGGACTGCATTTGTCCCTCTTGAAGCTCTTCTACCATTCTCGCTAAGAGCGTGGTCTGGTCGTTAAGCGCATTATAATAAGTATCCCGAGCTGTCTTTGCTAACTCTTGGTACTTCTTATTATCAGGAAACTTCTCAGCGTTTTTGCTTGAAGCTTCTGCTGTGCGTCTAAGCTCGTCAACCTTCTTGCTGATCTTATCAAAGATGCCTGTGTCTTTTCTCTTGAGCGCGCTTTGTAGTTTAACGGCAGACCCGCGGTTCGCTGCCATTAGCTCAGGGATAATCTCGCCATCATAAAGAGCCTGGATTTCTTCACCAAGCGTATCAAACTTTTCGCTAAACTTTTGCGCCTGAACCCGGTCTGAAGCTTCGCTTGAAATATCTCTAAGCTTTTGGAGTAGAGGTCTTTTTGTTTCGAGAGAAACAGCAAGCCGGCCAACCTTACCTACAAGAGCAGGCAACCCAACCAAGACAGAGTTAAGTCTGCGAAAGTCACGCTTACCACCAGCAGTAAGTTTAATTACACTGTTGTAAACTTTGTTAACTTCCGACTCTAGTTCTTTAAATCTCTTTTCGGTTGCTGCTTCTGTTTTAGATTTCTTTGCAGCTACCTGTTCCCTAGCTACCGTTTCAGTAGTCTCTGTTTCCTTGGCTAGCTTGTCTGCTTTTTTCTTATCTGAAGCAGCTTTAAAGTCTTTCTGCTTAGTAAAGGTCGGCAGTCTAATATCTTCACCAGCTTCTTTTAAAAGCTCGTTAAGTACCTTGACTGAAAAAGGAGATGCTTGTCCGCCCTTAAGCTCAATATATTTTCTTAAAACCCTAACGATCTTAGCGTTTGGATCTTTATCTAGAATAAGCTGAGCCTCAGCTAAAAGGCTATCAAGCTCTGGATCAGCAGCGATAGTAGCATCTTCAATTTCTTTGTCTGCTTTTTTAGATTTTTTATTTAGCCTTCTTCGGAATTTAGTCAGAAGCTTTTTAGCTGTGGCTTCTTGGGTAGATCCTGCAAACTTATAGGTGGGGTTAGCGGGCTTAGCGCCGCTCGCCTTAAAGCGAGCGAGCGCATCCCTAGCGGATGGGATAGATTTGGTTGCCCCTGCCTCTAAAGCTCCCTCGGGTAAGGGGCCTGTCTGAACATCAAACTCTTTAATCTTGGGTTCAAGAAAAGGTTTAGCTGCGTTTGGATCGTCTGAATCCCAGATCGCATTAAAGCCCTCGTCCATTCTAGGTGGCTCATCAGCTAACTGCTTTGCCATTCTTTCGACGGCTTCAGGGTTAACAGTGCGATCTGCTGTCCGCTGAAGGTTTCGAGCAATGCTTACCTCGCTAGGGGTTTTCATTACTACAGCTTCAACGCTTTT